TCGGTTAGTTTCATTGTACCGCTTTGGATTTCGTCGAGCATATCCAAGGCGCGTTGGTTCCAGTCGACAGGCTTTCCCGAGGTCGTAGTAGTGCGGGCCTCGCCGGTCTGAAGGTTCAAAACGGCCTGCACGCGGGGGCGCACAAGCCAAATGCAAATGTCTTTGAGAAGGGCGAAGGCCGAGGGCGATGTCCCCTCTACCACGGGAACGATGTATTTCCCGGCAATGGCCGAGTCTATTTGGGCGGTCGCTCTAGTCAGCCAATCGGTGACTTGGGTGGAAGTGACGGACGTGGACGCAGTGAAGCCGCCCGCCGCGGCGAGAGCCTTGAACTCTGCCGCTACCTCTTGGTGTGTGGCGTAGTTGGCCAGGGGGTCACCCCTTCTTGCCGCCCTTACGTTTCCAGTGAGGGCGGCTTTTCTGAACGCGGGACGGGATCACGAAAATTTGGCCAGGAACCGGCATGGGATCACTTCCCTTTCTTGCCGCCCTTTTTGTCGTCGTCCTCGTCGTCTTTGGCCTTGGCGCCCTTGCCGGCTTTCGCCGCCTTGGCGGCTTTGGCGGCTTCGGATGCGGCGGAGCTTAGAGGGGTGGAGGGATCGGCGTCCTCGACGAGACCCTTGGGCTCGAGGTGAGCTTCGGCGAACTCAAAGTCTACCTCGATGACGTCGCCCTTCTTAATAGAAGGCTCTTTGCGGCCGTCGCCAAGTTCAAAATTTTTCAGGGCGCGGTATTTTGCTTTGGCCATTTAGGTACTCCTTCAGCCCTCTAGGGCAGGCATCGGTAATTGTGAAAGAAATTCAAGGCGACGTCGCTCCCGTCCAGGGCGGAATTGAGAATCGCCGTATTGCTCGAAATCAAAGAAGAATGGACCGCGATAGTCGGCCGCGTGCCCTCGAATATCCCGTTGAAGACGGCAAAGGCGAGATAGCCCGACTTGTCCAAGCAACGGTTGAGACCGAGCTTGGTCCCCATGCCGACGTTCCAGGTAGCGGCGAAAGTCCCGTCTTCGCAGTTGGCCGGGAAGGCGACCGAGCTCACGCTCTTGAACGCCTTGTTACCCGTCTTGGTCGCGGCCTCATTGTCGGCAAAGGTGAAGGTCTCCGAAATTGAGCCGCTCCGAATATCCCGTCCGCTCACCGTAATTATGCAGGCGGCGACGTCGGCCGTCGTTCCCCCCGAGGCAACGGTGAGATTGCGCGAAACGTCGGGTTGACCTGCAAAGGTAGTGACCGAGACTGCCGCCGCGCTCGTCGCGCCCGCGTGGGCGCTGAGAACTTGCGTTGCTGAAGCGGCATCGGGCGAAACGATGAGCTGAAGTTCCGGGAGAACCTGTTGACCCGCCGGCCGGCGCGGCAAGTCGTCCTTTTCATAGGCCCCCCAGGCGAGCGGCCCAAGGATCACCGAAAGAGTGAGAATCAAAACTAGATGAAGCCGCATAGTTGGAACCTCCGAAAGAGGGAGGGGTCCGCCCCAAGGATTGCCAGGCGGAGCCCCTCCGACCTCAACTCGCTTAGGCGATAGCCTCGTAAACCGCGTACGCGCACGCCACATCCGAAAGGAGCTGGTCATAATCGTCCTTGCAAATGATGGAAAGTGCGTTGGGTGGATTCACGATACTTTGCTTGAATACTGACCGGACCCCCTGATTCTGGAAAAACACGTGATAGCCCAGGCTCTTTTGCATGATCGCCGGGTTGTCGGCGAGCACACCGAAGAATAGGCTTTTCGCCCAAATCGGGCTCATCACCGAGGTCTGACCCTCGGACGAGGAATCGTAGATCGATTCCGCCATGAGAAGCTTTTTCACGTTCAAGGCCTGGGCAACGTTGTCTTGGGTCAGTTGGCCCGACTGGTTGTACTTGAACCCGAGCCGGTCCCAAATCGTCGGGTGGACCCGAAGGGTCTCGTAAACCGCCGCCTCCATCCAAGCCACGTTGGGATAGTAGCCGCAGGCCGCCCGCACCGTATTGCGAGCGGTGAGGATCACGCCCACCGGATCGGAGTTGGCAAAGTCGTTGAATTGCTGAGAGCCGACCAAGGTCGTATTCTGGGTCAGCGTTGCAGCCGCCGCACCCATCGCGGTAGCGAGCGCGTATTCCTTCGCCACGAGGTTGGCGTAAGTGAGAGCTATTGTCTTGTCGCGCTCTGCATCGAAAGGAAGCTCGTAATTTCGGTAGTCGGCCGGCGTGCAGACGTCCTCGAGACCGTGCTCCTCGATGAGGTAGGTTTGGCTCACGTCCGGTTGAACGAGCCGCACGCGGGGGGCCTTTCCTTCGCCGCCCATGGAGTTGGCGTGGATGCGAAGGTGATTGGTGCCGTACTTTCCGATGAGGCCCGATTGCTGGACGACGCCGATTGGGGTGAGAAGCCTTTCCGAGATGAAGCTTGTCATCTCCTGGAAAAGGCCGTTACTCACATTCGTCAAAAGCTTATCGACCAACGCCCTCATTTGAGCCATGTTTCAACCCCCCAAAAAAATCCCTGTTTCCAACCCCAGGCCACCCCGGCCCGAGATCCCCAAACCGAATCAGACTGCGTCGGCCGAAAACTTTTGATCGCGGATCACTTCCACCGCGATGATATCCCCCGAGACGCCGCCTTCCGATGCCGCCGCTCCGGCGTAGTCGCCGGCCGCAGTCGTTGCGATTCCCGCGCCCGCCGTCGTGGGCTTAATGGACTCGTTCACATTCACCGTCCCGCCCAAGGTCAGCATGGCGCCGCCGCCCGGGAGAGCGACCTCAACCTGACTACCGGCCGCGAGAGACGCCTGATTTTGCGAGATGCCCAGAGCCCGACCGCTCGTGCAAGAGATCACGACCGGATTTTTCGTCGTTCCGGGTGAGCTGCTCTGGAGCTTAACGAAACTGTAGGCGGGAATCGTGCCGCCCGCGACGTAGGACCGAATCCGTTGCTTAGAGCTACTTGCCATTGTCGATCTCCTTCAGTGTGCTTGCCGCCCGAAGGCGACACCTTTTTTCGGTGTATAACTGCCCGACTACCCGCCGGGACTTAAACTCTTAGGCCGCGCCTTCCATTTCCTTTTGGTACCGCTCGTTGAGCTTCGGATTTTCCTTGAGCACAAATCCAATCGCCTGGCTCGTGCCCTTGAACTTACCATCTTTGACGGCCTTCTCGGCGAGCTGCAAGACTTCATCCTGGGCCGAGGTCTTGGTTTCCACCCTGCCGCCCTCGGTGCCTTGCGTGTCCAGCTTGATCGGGACCTGGAGCTCGGCGAATTTCACGGTATCGCCGGAGATGAAGGGCGCCCGCTGGGCTTCGCACACCTTGCCCTCGGTGAGGAGCTTGTCGAAAGCGGCGCTCTGCTTGGCCGTCTTGGCTTCGGCCATCTTGGCGACCATTGCCTTTTTCATCTCGGCGAGCTCCGAGCAAACCTTCTCGTAGGCCGCCGACTTTTCCTCGTCGGTCATGTCGGCGAAACTTTTCTCGCCCCCGTCGCCCTCTTCTTCGTACTGCTCGGCTTCGGCGAGCTTCAATTCCAACGCCTTTTTCTCCGCTTCCAGCGCGTCGACTTTGGCGGCTTTTGCCTCGAGGGCTGCGATTTCTTCTTTGGTCATATCCTCTACCTCGGTAAGTTCGATGGCCGGAGCCATGTTTTTGATGATAGGCCGGTTGGTCAGGCCCGCGCCGAAAAGGGTCGGTCCGAAAGTCTTCCCGCTTTCGTTGTCCTTATAGACGAACGCAAAGTCAGGGCTGATATAGCGATACTTTTTGGCTGCAATGGCGGCCTTGCCGTCCGGGGTCCATTCGACTTCGGCCCAAAGCTCACTGAAGCCTTGAGCGTCCTCGATCAAAAGATCCTTAAACCAAGCCGCAGCCTCTTCATCGGACTTGTGCCCGAAATCTAAAGCGAGGTCGATGCCGCGCACGTTCTCGGACCAATTCTTGACCATGGCCTCCAGGTGCTCGCGGGTGATCTTGAACTTGTGCTCTTTGCCGGCCTTGTCGGCCTGGGTATAGGCGCCGGTCCGAAAAAGCTGAATGCGGGTCGGGATCTGCATCTCGCCCGCTGAGTTCTCAGTGAGCCGGATTTGCAGGGGCGCCGTATGGATTCGCTCAGTTGTCGGTTTCCACTCGGCCGCCTGGATTGGGATGGGCTTCGGGGCGGGCTTCGCTTTGGCGGCGGGAGAAGTTCTCACGGGGGTTCGCCCCCGTTTCATGTGCCGCCTCTTGCTCGCGATCTTTTTGCCCATTCAATTGGAGCCGGTTTGTCCGGGGCCGATCGTATCTATTTGGCGCGAAAAGGGAAACAAATTCTTGACCCCTATTAGTTTAGACCCGGTTTGGCGTTTCCGCTAGTCCCCCGGGGCTTCTCCAGCCCCCTCCGATTGGTCCTCGAAGGGGTCCGGCCCGCTCGGGTAGACCTTCGCAGCGCTGCCGGTGATAGAGGATTTCGCCTTGGGGAAAGTAATTTTCGCACCGCTCGCATTGGACGTAGCGCCGGGTACCTGGGGGCCGCGGCACTTTCGGCATTCCTCCCGCTGGAGGTTGTTTTTCGCCCCGCACGGGCACTCCCAATGCGCCCAAGAATGACTCAGACATCCCCCATCTCCACCGTTTGGCCGGCGAGCCGGTGCTCGCAGTCGGAAAGATATGCGATCTTACCTTCCCGCACATAGAGGTGGCACCGCCGGACAACCCCTTTCTGGGCCTCGTAGAGCAGAGACGGGTTGAACGTGGGCTTTTCCATATCGCCGTTGAACTCCCAAACCGATCCCGATTCACCGGGCGGGCGTTGGGTCACGAATTGGTGAGAGCGGAGGCAGCCCGGACATTGAAAGACGAAACATTTGCGCGGGTAGTTCGGAACCGACTCCAACAACTTCTTTCCCACCGACCCCGCCCCCTAGTCCTTCGTGAAATAAATCAGGACGCAAAATCCCACAAGAATTAGGGCGGCGGCAAGTTCAAAGGTCAATCGGGATCTCCGCAACGGTCCGGGGCCGCGGTGAGCGGATCGCAGGGGGCAGGCGGGCCCTTCGGAATGGCAAAGGGATCTTTGGGGCAGCGGCACGGTTTGGCGCAGCCCATGAGAAGGGCCGCGAGGAGGAGCATTGGTAAAGTCACCTTTTGGCCTCTCTTCGCTCTTTCTGAGCCGCCCTCAGTTTGCGCCCTGAAGCGGTCTTAGCCTTGCTCGGGGGCTCGTACGCGGCCGGCTTGCCCTCTACCGGGAGCCGCTCCTCTTGCTCGCGATCGATTTCGCGCTCCGATACGGCCTCTTGTCGATTGGTCTCGTACTCGTCGACTATCGCCTGTAATTCCGGGTCGAGTCCCTCGGGCTCGCGGTCGCCGGAATACGGCGCGTATTCGCACTCACAATTGGGGTGGAGCGGGAGAGCGGGCAAGTCCGGGTCATCGGCGTCCCAAATCGACCCGTCCAGCTCGTCGCAGGTCGGGCAGATATTGGCGCTATTGGTAATGAATTGGAGCCGGTCGGATTCAAACTCGGCTAGGCGAAAGACTTTTTTTTTAGAGCTTCAGCGGCCGGCTTGAGACCCGGGTATTTTTTGAGGATGTTTCGAGTCGCGATTGCCTCGCCTGGCTTTCCGATGCAACGCCGCAAGGCGTCGGCGGCCGAGGCGACGGTCCCAATCGGATAACGGCGCTCCTCTGGTATGGCGAATTCCGAGGCTTGGATCGGTTCGTTCTCTTCTTCGGGCTCGGGAGGCCTTGGTTGTCCGGCCCTGGACTCTTCGGCTGGGCCCTTTCCGCGGGCGGCGGCCTGGACCACGCGCACCCCCTTTTCGGACTTCTTCGGAATCCCAAAGCGACGGCGGAGATGCTCCTCGGTCTCGTCGTCGGGCTGGATGTATTGCGAATGGGCGAGATTGCTCAAGGCATCGGCAAGCTCTTTGCCGGCCTTGTCGGAAATTCCGGTGATCTTAAACTGCGGGTAGGCGTCCTGGGGGCCGAACTTCATCTTGATAAGCTCTGGAATCAACTTGTGGTTGAAATCCATGATCGACTCGTCCGCTACCGCCTGAATGGCGCCCAAGAAAAATTGGCTTTGGTCCATCGAGACGGCGCGAGATCCGCTCTGGCTTTGGCCGAGCATGAGA